CCGGATAGTGGTCCTTAAAACCAAGTTTCCGACCGTGCTGCCTCGCATCGTCAATGGTGTCGGGAATAGGTCGAAAACGGTTGTTGTTCGCACACTGACGAAACAGACCGGATTGCCGCGTGCCACCATCGTCAAGGCCATCGGCAATCCGGTAACAGCCAAGCCGGGCAGCTACGTCTATGACATGACCACGCGGGGTGGGAACATTCGCCTCAAGTACTTGCGCCCCAAGGAAACCCAAGCCGGTGTCGTTGCGCGACCATTCGGAAAGCCGACGCTCTACCCCGGCGCGTTCCTGCGCGGTGGAGAGTTTCCAGACCGCAAGGCGGTGGCGCAGTTCAACGGCCATGCCTATTACCGGCTCAACCGCTCCGGCACGAAGATCACCTTTGCCCGCTCGGGCGTCTTCATACCGAAGGAAATGACCAGCGGCGCGACAGCCGAAGCATTCCAGCGCATCGCAGCGCCCTTGCTGAAACAGCGGGTCGAAGCCGCCCTTGCCAAGCTGGTCCCTTGACCGGTCACCCCGACCACCGACCCCGATCCGCCCCCATACCCCCCCTCGGTTGGGTCCTTCCCCGAAAGAGGCGAAGTAGCGGGTGTGGGCGACTGCGGGATTTCGCTCTGTGAAGAAAATTATAGGGGGGTTCCACCGCCCTTTCGATGGAATCGGAATCAGATGGCAAAGAGCTATCCTGACGAGTTGCGTGAACAGGTCGTGGCCTTCATGGACGAGGGCCACACCGTTCGAGAAGCGGCGGCAAAGTTTAACGTCAGCCCGAGTTTCGCGGCCAAATCGCACAAGAAACATGCGGAAGCTGGCGAAAGCCTCCCGCTGCTAACGGAAACGGCACCTGCCGAACCGGAAAAGCCCTCGCTCGATATCGAAATCTCCGCATCCGAACTGGCGGAACTGTTGAAGGTTTCGAAGCGGGCTGTCTCGGATTTTGTCGAGCGTGGAATCGTGGTGAAGACAGAACGGAATCGCTTTGATCTCCGCCAGTCTATCCAACTCTATTGTGAGCATTTGCGCATGGTCGCTGCTGGTCGTGGCGGCGATGGTGCCGATGTTCTGACCGCCGAACGCGCCCGTCTGGCGCGGGAACAGGCCGACCAGACCGCCATGAAAAACGCGGCCATGCGCGGCGAAATGGTTTCGATAACGGACGTGCGGAACGAGTGGGTTTCGATAGGCCGACGCATACGCAACGCTGTTCTGTCGGTGCCTTCGCGCTGCCGGCAGATGCTCCCACATCTCACGACCTACGATGTTGACCTGATCGGCCAAGAAATCCGGTCGGCGCTTACCGAACTTGGTGACGAGGACGATGACAACGGCGCTGGCGACATTGCGGCGAGCGGTATGGGACAGCCTGTTGCCGCCGCCGAAACTTCGGCTGTCGGAATGGATTGAACATACCGTCCACCTGCCGGAAGGCGTTTCATCGCTGACCGGCAAGGTTCGGTTATGGCCCCCGCAGCGTGAAATCGCCGATGCGATTGGTGATACCGCAATTGAGCGGGTGACGCTGGTCAAGCCTGTCCGCGTTGGCTTCACGACGCTGCTGACCAGCGCCATGGCAAGTTTCTGTTCGAATGACCCGTCGCCGATCCTTTCGCTTCTGCCGACCGAAGCCGACTGCCGCGACTACATGGTTTCGGACGTGGAACCGATCTTCGACGCTTCGCCGACATTGCGCGGGCTGTTGACCGGCGACACCAGCGAAGGCGGGCGAAACACCTTGCTTGCTCGCCGCTTCCCCGGTGGGTTTCTGAAAGTCATTGCCGCCAAGGCTCCGCGCAACCTGCGCCGTCACAATGTCCGCATCCTCTTCATTGACGAGGCGGACGGCATGGACGCGACGAAGGAAGGTTCGCCGATCCTGCTGGCGGAACGCCGCACGCTGTCCTTCGCAGACCGCAAGATCGTGATGGGTTCCACGCCTGTTTACGAGGCGACCAGTTATGTCTTGCGGGCCTACGAGCAGTCCGACAAGCGAATCTATGAAGTGCCTTGCCCCGAGTGCGGTCACTTCCACGAAATCAAATGGGCCGATATCCATTGGCCCGAAGGCGAACCGGAAAAGGCGTATTACGTTTGCGCCGAATGCGGCTCGGTCGTGGACGAGCGGCACAAGCCGGGCATGGTGGCAAATGGCCGCTGGCGCGCGCTTCGACCGGAGGTCAAGGACCATGCCGGTTTCCGCATGAATGCTTTGATTTCGCTTCTGCCAAATGCCTCGTGGGGCCGATTGGCGCGCGAGTTCGTCACGGTCAAGAACGATCCTTCGACGCTGCAAACCTTCGTCAACACCATCCTTGCTGAAGGTTGGAAAGAGGACGGCGATGAACTGGACGATATCGAGCTTGCAGGCCGTGCCGAAGATTTCGGACTGGAAAATATCCCGGTCCAAGTCCTGATTATCACGGTCGGCGTGGACGTGCAGGATGATCGTCTGGAAGCAACCTTCGTGGGTTGGGACAAAGAGGGCATCCCCTACGTTCTCGGCCATACCGTTGTGTGGGGTCGATATGACGACCACACGACATGGGCCGAACTGGACGTTGCCCTGACCACAAAATGGGACCATCCCCTTGGCGGCCAGATCAAGGTCGATGCCGTTTGCGTCGATAGCTCTGACGGCGAAACGATGGAAACGGTCTATCGCTTCGCGTTCCCGCGCTTCAATCGCCGCGTTCTGGCGATCAAGGGCGCGGCAGGAAACCGGCCTTGGATTGAGCGCTCCAAAACGAACGTGAAGGGCGGTCGCCTTTTCATCGTCGGCGTGGACGGCATCAAGAGCCACATTTTCGGCAGGCTGGCACGACCCAAGTCCATCCGGTTTTCGAAGGACCTGGCCGATGTCTGGTACGAGCAGCTTGCGGGCGAAAAGATGGAAGTCCGCTATCTGCGTGGCCAGCCAAGCCGCCAGTTCGTTCCGATACCGGGCCGACGCCACGAGGCGCTTGACTGCACGGTTTACGCCTTCGCCGCCCGCCAGATGGTCAATGCCAACTGGGCGCACCGCGAGGGCGAACTTTCGACACCGCCGGAACCGGCGGTTGCCACCTACACACAAGAAATCGCGAAACCGGAGTGGCTTGCATAATGGCGACAACTGACGATCAAATTGCTGCGCTTGAAGATGCAATCGCAATGGGCGCGCGAAAGGTGATATTCCACACTGGCGGCACGCGCCGCGAGGTGGAATATCACTCTCTCAAAGACATGAGGGAGGCACTTTCCGCCCTCAAATCCAATCGGTCGGGCGGCTCCCGCACCATCTTCGCGGCGCTCGACTGATGGGCATCGCAACCGTTCTTGACCGGACCATTGGTTATTTCTCGCCCGAAGCTGGCCTTCGGCGGGTAAAACACCGCGCCGCGCTGGAAATCATGTCGCGCGGCTATGCTGGCGCAGATACCAGCCGCCTGAAATCCGGCAGGCGCGCACCATCAACATCGGCGGACGCGGAAATTGCGCGCGCCGGTCGGACCCTGCGCAACCGCATGCGCGATCTCGCCCGCAACAATCCCTATGCTGCGAAGGCTATCCACGAACTTGTCACCCACGCCATCGGTGACGGCATCATTCCCCGTTCGAAAAACAAGAAGCTCAACAAGCTTTTTGCGGAGTGGAGCAAGGTTTGCGATGCGGACGGCGATCTTGATTTCAACGGTATCGTCAACCTGACGGCCCGTGAAATGTTCGAAAGCGGTAACGGCCTTGTGCGCCGTCGCCGCCGCAGGCTGGAAGACGGTCTGCCGGTCCCGCTGCAATTGCAGGTTCTTGAAGTGGACCTGATCGACACCGCCAAGGAAGGTGTTCTTTCCGATGGTGGCAAGATCATCCAAGGCATCGAATTCGATGCCATTGGCAGGAAGCGCGCATATTGGATGTTTGGTTCGCATCCGGGCAACAGCTTCTTTGATCCGAAGTCCACGATTGTTTCGAAGCCAGTTCCAGCGTCCGACATTGCCCACGCTTTCGAAAAGCAGCGCACGCAAGTGATGGGCGCGCCGTGGGGTACGCCAGCGATGGCCGACACCTACGATCTGGCGTCTTACGAACAGGCGGAATTGACGCGCAAGCGGCTGGAAGCTTGCCTTGTCGGTGTGATGACCGGCGGCGACGAAGGCGACCAGCTTGGCATGCCCATGGCAGATAACGGTCCGACAAAGCCGGGCATTTATGATGTCAACGGCAGGCGTGTCGAAAAATTCGAACCCGGCATGTTCTACAATGCCGTTGGTGGTCGGGACATAGAGTTCTCGCAACCAGCGGTGACGGATAGCTATGATCCCTACAAGTCTTCCATGCTGCATACCATCGCGGCGGGCTGGCGGGTTCCCTATGCCATCATGTCGGGTCGGCTGGACAAGGTGAACTATTCGTCCAGCAAGATCGGACTGGAAGGCTTCCGCCGGACGATCTCTGCCGTTCAATGGCTGATCCTCATTCCGATGGTGCTGCAACCCATTTGGGACTGGTTTTGCGAAGCGGCTTACTTCGCCGGTATCATTGAGACGCCCAAGGTTGCCGTAGAATGGTCGCCGCCACGCTTCTATTCGGCCGACCCGCTGAAAGACGTGAATGCCCGCATCAAGGAAGTGCGGTCGGGCTTCCGCTCCCTGTCCAGCGTTATCGCCGAGATGGGTGAAAACCCGGATGATGTGCTGGACGAAATCGCGTCCGACGCCGCCAAGATCGACAAGCGCAAGCTTGTTCTCGACAGCGATCCCCGGCGGATGTCTCAGGCCGGGCAGGTGCAGCAGCGGGACGAGACCGACGACCCGCCCGACGACAAGTCGGAAGACGACGACAAGGACCCCGACGATGACGAAACTTGAACTGCGCAAAGCGCCCGCAGCCCTGCCAATGCAGGTTCGCGGGCATGACCTCAATATCGGCTCTATCGATGAAGAGGCCCGCACCGTGACGCTGGTATTCACGACCGGTGCTGCGGTGCGCCGCCTGCGCTATAGCGGATGGGACACGGCTGTCCCGTTCGATGAAGTCCTTGTCGTCAGCGATCGGGCGCTGGACCTCACGCGCATGAATCTGGGTGCGCCAGTTCTCGACAGTCATTCCCGTTGGTCAACCTTTTCGCAGATCGCCGTTGTTGAACGGGCTTGGATCGAAAAGGGCGAAGGATGGGCAACCATCCGTTTCCCGAAGGCCGGAATTGATCTCGCCGCCGACCGCATGTTCGGGCTGGTCTCTGACAAGATCATCAAGAATGTGTCGGTGGGTTACTCCATCGATAAAATCCGGGTGGAGGAAGCGGCGAAGAAAGGCGAGGTCGAAAAGATTTTCGTAGAGCGCTGGACGCCGAACGAGATTTCTTTTGTGACCGT